GGCATAGCGATGAGACATGGCGCGCTCCTGTTCGAAGGAGGGCGCCGGCGGGTCACTGGCCGAGGGGGCGGCTACTGCCGGTTAGGGGAAGGGCCGGCAGGTTGGCGACCCGCCGGTCGCCCGCCAGCTGCACAGCTGGCACGGCGGACTCTACAAACAAACTTGCGTGTCCGTCAACAAGAAAACTTGCGTTCGAGCGCTATGCCGCCCTGAATCCCCAACTTTCAGCCTGTTTAGGCCCAGGCTGAATGGGGTAACGGGTGCTAACCTCCGGACCTTCTAAGGAAGGAGGGGAGGTGTATGGAAGTGTTCTTCAGCACGCTGGGTGTGCTGGGTGTGTGGCTCGTGGCGCTGGCCGTGCTTGCTCTGGCCGTCATGGGGCTGCTTATGCCCTTGGCCGTGTTCGGCATCAAACCTCTTTTGCGGGTGCTCATTGAGGAACAGCGCAGGAACAACCGATTGCTCGCGAGGCAGGTGCTGCGGGATCAGGGTATTGAGCCGGAGGACGTGGCAGGAGTAGCCACGTCCAGAGATGATGGTGAGCCGCAGACGCTGCAGGACTTCATTCGCGAGCGTGACGGGCACAAGCCGTAAGGGAATCAATCAAGGACGTGGCAAAACTGCGGCCATGTTCTTGATGAGCCCGGTTTGTTCGAGGGGGAAGCCCTCCATGATGGCTTCCCTTGCTTCTTCCATTTCGCACAGCAAGGCGCGGAGCTCTGCCGTTGATAGGTCGCTAAGACGCTGTCTCAGAACCAGGTGCTGGTCGACAAGCCAGGCAAGCTGGAACGCGTCGCAAAGCATGCGAATTCGTCGAATGTATGCCAAGGCGGTAGCGTCGCTTGGCTCATATGCGTGGCATTGGCGCAGGCATCTTGCGTCGGGCGGCCGTGCTTGCTGCCGGACCTTGTTAGCGAGTGCCTGCGCGAGAGCTTCCAGTGCTGCCGCTTCCTTCATGATCAACCCCCTTTGAAATCTGGCGCTTCCGCAGGTGCGCGGTAAAGTCGACCACATTGTCCGGCGTGACTGTCTTCTCCTGACGGGCGGTCAGATAGCTGTGAGCCAAGATGACAATCGAGGCGTCGCTGGCATCCTCTGGATCGAACGGCGATCCAAGAGCGAGACAGGCCAGTCGGACAAGTTGGTACGACGCGGCAAGCGTAGGGGCGTCGAGTTGCACGGTTTGAGACTGCGCAGCTCGGGGTGTTGAGAGCGCATTCAGCGGCTCATCCTTGTGCCAGCCAAGGAACTGCTCGACCGACATGCCGAACGCGCGTGCCAGCTCCACCATGTACCTGGGGCGGCGTGTCGGGGTATCTAGCAGCTGCTGGATGTGCTGGTACTTCACGTTGGGTGCGCCCGCAGCGCGGACACGGGCTGCTAGAGCCTCAACGCCAAGCCCGTGGGCCTCCATCAGGCCCCGTGTGATTTCACCGATCAACATGCAAGCAATCTTGCACTGTTGATTCGCAAGAAAGATTGCGCTAGTTTATCGCAAGAATTCTTGTGAACGGGCATTTCATGACCCCTCTGCAACGGGCTATCGCGATCTGTGGGACCCAGAGTGACCTGGCGCGGCGTGTGACCGGCAAGCCTGCGACTGGCTACGTCTATCACTGGCGAAAGAACGGTGTGACCGAGGAGGTTGCGATTGCCATCGAGAGGGCGGTCGCTTCGGCAATGGCCGAGAACCAGGACGCCGCGAAGCGAGCCGATGCCCTGGGGGGCAAAGTGACTGCCGACGAGCTGATACCGGACGTGCGCTGGGAGCGTGACGCTCGTGGCGCCATCGTTGGCTATTTCAAGAGCGTCAGCGGCTCGCCGGAGGTAACCAGTGCAAGCTCGTGACCCAGCGCTAGTCCTCTCCATAGCTCGCTATGGCTGGGTGCGCGGCCACCAGCGCTACCGCCTGTTCCGGACCCGGCAGCAGATCCGCAAGAGCGGGGTGATGGTGGTCCTCCTGGCGATGATTGCCGTTCTTGCGCTGGGAGTGCACCGGCGCCCACAGGATGGCAACAACCCCGCCTGCCCCGGTGCGAACGTCGAAGGATCGGATGGCCTGAAAGCGCATGCGCTGAGGGAACGTGATGATCTCTGGCATGGCAGCAATGTTGATCGCCGCACTGCCGAGCGCGGAACGATGAAATGCGCGGCATTTCAGGGGGAGAGCGCATGACCTGCCTTCGCTCTGATCTTCACTGGCGGGACGCCTTGAACAATGCAGTTTCGTGCGCTCCGGGTGGAGTGCACGACGCGGCCGCCCACATCAGTAAACGCCGTGGGAAGTCCATCACCACCGAGACGTTACGGAAGAAGCTTCGTGGGATCGAGGGTGAGTCCATTTCGATGGAGATGGCCGAGATCCTCACCGAGTACCTGCAGCGCTTCGTTGGCACCGAGGCGATGGCGACTGACTGGGTGTGCTCGCTGGCTGGGCAGTTTGGCTTGATGGTGGATTACGTGCCAGCGCCGCCCGCAGGCGGTTGGCAGGATGAACTGGCTGCAATCCAGGCAAAGCTCCTGGAGTTGCACAAGTTGACTGGTCAGCTGGCTGGCGCCGGCATCGACGCTCTGGCGGATCGTCGACTGACTGTTCCCGAGGCTGATCGCATCCAAGACCTTTCCCGCGAGGTACGCACGCTTTGCTTCCGTCTGGAGCGCAATGCATGCCGGGCTGCTGGTTTGCAGGGAGCTGAGGACTGACGTGGCGATTCATCACGCCCCTCGATCTAAGTATCGATGGCGTGGTCCAGCTAGCGCTTCCGCGCGGCAAGCAATGGAGCTTGCAGCACTCGCGTTGACCGATGCGGTGCCAGGCTTGGTGGGCGACGAAGCATTGGCGGAGCGCGAGCGCATCCGCCGGCGACAAGAGCAGCAAGACAACCGGCAGCACTGCCTGCCTTTGGGGAACCCAGATGTATCAAGCAAGCATTGAATCGGCCCCATCCCCCCGGGTGGCTTGTGAAAGGCCGCATGCTGCCCACTCTACTGAATCCGCCCTGGAATCGAGAGCGATTCTCGATACCAGCGATGGGTCCTTCCTGGGCACTTCGGGCGCGGGTAATCAGACGCGCATTTCCTGGGTAGATAGCGGCTCGGGAAACTACTGAATGTCTGAAAACTATGGGGATGTGCTGCAGCAGCTGCAGTCTGCCGGCCTGCTGGTCACCGAACTGGACACCACCGGGCGCATGGTCCGGTGCCGCGTCGAAGGTTCACGCGAGCGCCGGGGCTGGTACGCGCTCCACGAACTGAACACCTCGGCCGGCGAAGTGCTGGTCGTCGGCACCTACGGCGTCTGGCACGGCAACGAAAACGGCGCGACCAAGGTCGATCTGCGTAAGCGCGACAAGACCTTCTCCGATGAACAGCGCGAAGCGCTGCGCAACCGCCTGGCCGAGGATCGTCGCAAGGCGGAGTCCGCCCGGCAGACCCAAGCGAAGCGTGCGGCCGAGCGGGCGTCGTCGGCCTGGGCCAAGGCGAATGCAGTCGGCGATGCTGACTACCTGGTCAGCAAGGGCGTGCAGGGCTTCGGCCTGCGCTATGGCACCACGGGTGCCGCACTTGTCCCGCTGCTGGACGTCAACGGCCAAGTGCATGGCCTGCAGGTACTGCGCAGCGCCAAGCTGGCGGCCGCAGGGCGCAAGCCGGCCAAGGAATACTGGCCGGCAGGCATGGTCAAGAAGGGCCACTTCCACCTGATCGGCGGAAGCCCGCAGTGGATCTTGCTGGTGGCCGAGGGCTATGCCACTGCGGCCACGCTGCACATGGCGACGGGGTACCCGGTTGCCGTGGCTTTCGATGCTGGCAACATGCTGGCCGTCGCATCGGCCTTGGCGAAGCGCTATCGCAGCATCAAGATGCTGCTGTGCGCCGACGACGACGTACTGCAGAAGTGCAGGCACTGCAAGAGTCGCCTGGTGCTGGCCGACCATCCGCAGTTCTGCCCATCGTGCGCGCAGCCGCATGGCGCGTCGAATGCCGGCCTGCTCGGTGCAGAGGCCGCTGCGCTAGACGTGGGCGGCGCGGTGCTGCACCCGGTCTTCGCCGACGAGACGGCCAGGCGTGAGCGCTTCATCGACAACGGCCGTAAGGTCAGCGACTTCAACGATCTGCACGCACAAGAGGGCCTGCATGTCGTGCGGGCGCAGGTCGAAGCCCGTCTCACGGAGCTTTCATGGCGGGTGCCTGCAGAAAAACGCGCGCCTTCCATCACCAACGACGGGGGCGAGGGGAATGATCGCTTGGCCCCCATCCATTCGCTAACCGAGCTGCTCGAGCGCTTCGCGCTGGTCTATGGGCAAGGCGGCACGGTGTTCGACCACAAAGAACACATGCTGGTTGCCCTGGGCGACATGCGCGATGCCTGCGTGCGCAAGGAACTGCATCGGGCATGGATGGAGCACTCGGATCGGTCCATCGTACGTGTGCGGGAAGTGGACTTTGACCCGTCGTGCGAGAAACCTGGGGTGACCTGCAATCTCTTCGCCGGGTGGCCGACCGTACCGCAGGAGGGCAACTGCGACCGGCTGTTGCAGCTGCTCTGGCACATGTGCGGAAACGAGGCCAACCAGAAGGCGCTGTACGACTGGGTGGTCAAGTGGCTTGCGTACCCGCTGCAGCATCCTGGCGCCAAGATGAAATCGACCATCGTCATTCATGGTCCGCAGGGTACCGGTAAGAACATGTTCTTCGATGAGTACATGAAGCTCTACGGTGACTACGGTCGCGTGCTTGACCAGGCGGCGCTGGAAGACAAGTTCAATGACTGGGCAAGCCGTAAGCTGTTCCTGCTGGCCGATGAGGTAGTTGCACGCACCGAGGTGTACCACCTCAAGAACAAGCTCAAGGCGCTGATCACTGGCGACCGCATCCGCATCAACCCGAAGAACATCCAGGCCTACGAGGAGGACAACCACGCGAACCTGGTGTTCCTCTCCAACGAGGCGATGCCTGTCGTGCTGGAGGAGGATGACCGGCGCCACGCAGTGATCTGGACGCCGGACAAGCTCAGTCAAGAGTTCTACACCGAGGTGCTGGCCGAAATCCGCAATGGCGCCACGGCTGCGCTGCACCACTACTTGTTGCAGGTGGATCTGACCGGCTTCACCAATGGCACCAACCCGCCGATGACCCAGGCGAAAGAGGAGCTGATTGGCCTGAGCCAGGATAGCCCGCAGCGATTCCTGGACGAGCTCTACGGCGATGACATCCCGGGGTTAAAGCCCATGCCAGCGCTGTCGAAAGAGTGGTACGAGGTCTACAAGGCCTGGTGCGCGCGTGAGGGCTTGCCGCGCCCGGCACCTTCGCCAAAGTTCATCAATGCGCTGGTGCGCAAGCGCCAGATCATCCACCCGGACAGAGCGCGGAAGCGCTACCAGATCGAGCAGAGCGTGAACGGGCCTCACGGCTTCCTGATGCTCGGCAACTGCACCGTGCCAGACGGCAAGACAGAGGCGGCATGGCTGGGTGACCAGGTCGTGTCGTTCCGTCGCATGTTCTCCGACTACAAGGGGCGCGCGTGATCCCTATGCCCATCAATGTGCGGTGTGTGCGGGATGTGCGGGCAGATGTGCGGGCACTGAATTGCTGTGAATCGCTTGCAGCAGTAGGCGCGTGCGGGACGTGCGGGCATCGGCCTACATGGGCGTGCGCGGGCGCGAACGGGTATCCAACTGCCACATCAGGATGCGCCTCGCGTGCGTATGTAGGTGGCCGCACATCCCGCACACGCCGCACACGCCTTGTGCCACAGCAATCTGGCGCTCGTCGTGTCCCGCACACGCCGCCGCACAGCCCGCACATGCTTGCGCGCGCGCAATTTTCCGTTTTAACCGTCTTCGAAGGAAATGGAGTAGGGGGTAGCAATGGCTGAGGATGACGTGACGATCACTGGGAAAGAGCTGGCCTCCCTGATCGGCTGCAAGCCGTCCTACGTGGTCGAGCTCAGGAAGAAGGGAAGGGTGGTGGTGGGTGCTGGCGGAAAGGGATTCCTGAAGAACGCCTCCCTGGAGCTCTACGCTCGCACCGCTGATCCGGTCTATGCCGGCGTAGCCCAGCGCCACGCAGATGAGCGTGGCAGCTCGCTGGTGGGGAGCATTGAGGGTGCAAATGCCCTCGACGCCGACATCGACGACGATGAAGAGGACGGTGACGACGACGATGCCAGGCCATCGCGTCCCGGCCGCCCACAAACACCGGATTCCGCGCGCAAGGCCAAGGCGCTGGCTGACAAGGCCGAGACCGACGCGCACATGGCCCACATCGCGCTGCAGAAGGAGCTGGGGCTGCTACTGCCCCGCGCAGACGTGGAGGCTTTCCTCGCTGAGCATGCAACGACGTTCCGGGGTGCGATGGAACGTCTGGCCGACACGCTGGCGCCACAGCTCGCGGCAACGCTCGATGAGGCAGGCTGTCGGCGGCTGGTCTGGGATGAGGTGAGCCACGCCCTGGAAGAACTCAGCCAAGGCTTCCGCACGTTGGCGGCCAAGGCGGCTGAGGCTGCGGAATGATGGAGGCACAGAGCTGTCTGGCGTCGGTGCTGGCGCGCTCGCTGCAGCCGCGGCGGCCCATGAGCGTGTCGCAGTGGTGCGACGAACACATGCGCCTGTCCACCAAGAGCGGCAGCAAGCCCGGGCGCTGGGTGACGGACCGCAACCCGCCACTGCGTGAGCCGATGGACAACATGTCCGCCCGTAGCCCGGTGCATGACCAGGTCTGCATGTTCCCGATCCAGTTCGGCAAGAGCCAGCTAGCGACCAATGCCATGGCCTACTGGATGGACTATGCGCCGGGCCCGATGATGTATGCGCTGCCGGGTGAGGTGTCCATGAACAAGTGGATCGCCCAGAAGCTCAACCCGATGATCGAGGTGTGCGCAGCGGTCAAGAAGGCGCTGACCAGCACCGCCAGCCGCGACAGCGCGAACCAGCGCACGTTCAAGGACTTCGCTGGCGGCCAGCTGTTCGTGGAACACATGGGCAGCCCGCAGCGCCTGAAGTCCTCGACGGTGAAGTACCTGCAGGTGGATGAGATCGATGAGGCACCGCAGCAGCTGTCCACGGGCGACGATCCGGTCAAGATGCTTGACGGGCGCACCTCCTCGTTTCCAACGACGTACAAGCGCCAGTACATCAGCACCCCTGGCATCGCCGGCCTCAGCCGGATTGCCAAGCTGTACGACAAGAGCGATCAGCGCCGGTATTACGTGCCATGCCCTCACTGTGGTCACTACCAGGCGCTGCAATGGAGTGGCCTGGTGTGGTCAGCTGACAAGAGCCACGCATGGTATGCGTGCTGCGAGTGTGGGGTCGCCATCGAGGAGCACTTCAAGACCGAGATGATCGCCAAAGGGCGCTGGGTCGCGGCCAACCCTGAATCCCACATTCGCGGCTATACCATCAACTGCCTGTACTACCAGTTCGGCCTGGGGCCACGCTGGTTGGACCTAGTGAAGGAATGGCTAGAGGCGCAGGGTGATCCCGCCTCACTCAAAACGTTCGTGAATGACCGCTTGGCCGAGACGTGGGAAGACCCGGCGATGCGGGCGGTCAAGCACAACGTAATCAAGGATCGCGCGGAGCCCTATGCGCTTCGAACAGCCCCGCTGGGCGTGCTGGCTATCACTGTCGGCGTCGACACGCAGGACAACCGTCTGGCCGTTCACGTTGTGGGTTGGGGTCGCGGCATGACCGCGTGGACGTTGGACTACGTGGAGCTGCAAGGCGATCCGGCCGAGGAAGCAGTATGGGTAGCGTTGACCGATATGCTCAGCCGTGCCATCGAGCGTGAGGATGGCGCGCTACTCCGGCCAATGGCAGTAGCTATCGACGCCGGTGGTCACCGCACTGAGGCAGTCAAGAACTACGTCCGTCAGCGGCGCATCACTCGGCCGATGTGCATCTTCGGTGCGGTTCCCAACAACGCGCCTGTGTTGTCAAAGGGCAAACTGGTCGATGTTACCTGGAAGGGAAAGACGGACAAGCGCGGCATCACCATCAACCACGTGGGCACCGTTGCGGCCAAGCACTACCTCTACAGCCGCCTCTCCGCTGATGCAGAGCGCAAGCCAGAGAATCGGATGGTCCACCTCAGTGACCAGTTGCCGGAGGAGTTCTTCCCGGGCCTGGTGTCTGAGGTCTACAACCCTGTCAAGAATCGCTTTGAGAAGAAGGTGACTCGAAATGAGCCTTTGGACACATGGGTCTATGCCTACGCTGCGACCCATCACCCAGAGGTTCGAATCAACCGCTTCACGCGTGCGGATTGGGATTTGCTGGAACAGAGGCTCGCCGGCCCGTCAAGCGTGAACGTTCCACGCGAAACGCCCGCCGAAGTGACCGAGGACGCCGCGCGTACCGATTCCCGTGAAACATCTAGCTTGCCTCGCCGGCCACGCTCCGCGCAGCCGCGCGGCATGGGGAGGCAGTGGTGAGCAGGAACACAGTCCGAAACAAGGTGCGAATCAGTGAGCTGACCGAGGAGCTCGCAGTCGGCGCGGCACTGCGCCTGCGATGTGACAGCGACGATATACGCAGCGTTGTGGAGGCCGTGGTGGCCTACCTAGTCGAAGAGTACCCAGCCCAGGATCTGTACATCCCCGCAAGCATGCAGAGCAGTGCCTACCCTGTGGATGCGATCCGGAAAGGGATGCAGGAACAGGAGTCAGTACGGTCGCTGTGTAGGAGGTTCAGGATCGACAGGCGGACGCTGTACCGCTTGCTTGATGAGCCTTGCGCCAATGAGTAGGGGGTGCGGGTGAGTTCCCCGAGACTCACCCGCACTTGATCAGGAAACTGGCATCCATGATCTCGCGGATGCCTCACTGATGAGCTGGACCAAAGACGATGTGCTGAGGCTGAAGGCCGCCATCGCTAGCGGCCAGTTGTCCGTTCGGCATGGTGATCGTCAGATCACGTATCAGTCCGTAGAAGCAATGTTGACGGCATTGGACCGCATGGAGGCTGAGGTTGCCGCCACTTCGGCTGGGCGACGGAAGTCGGCCACGCGCCGTTACCGCTTCACCACGCTGAGGGGCCTCTGACATGGCGGCCTCGCTGCTGGACAGGGTCATCGGCGCCATTTCTCCGCAGGCAGCCCTGAAGCGTCATCGCGCCAAGGCAACGCTGGAGGCGGTACGTGCCTACGAGGGCGCCTCGCGCACTGACGGTTGGCGTGTTCGTAGGGCGGGGGCCAGCGCGAACACCGATCACCTGGCAGATGCCCGCGAGCTGCGCAACCGCGCTCGGGCACTGGTGCAGAACGTTCCGTACTGCGCGCGGTCCCTCCAGGTGCTGGTGAGCGCAACGATCGGGACCGGCATTACTCCCAAGGCCGAAGGCCCAAACGCTGCCGCGCTGGACAGCCTGTGGGGCCGCTGGGCCGACGTGGCGGACGCGGATGGAAAGTCGGACATCTACGGCCTTATGGCTACCGCGTATCGTGCGATGGAGCAGGACGGCGAAGTCATGATTCGCCGCCGCACTAGGCGTCAGTCGGACGGTCTCGCGGTTCCACTGCAGCTTCAGGTGCTAGAGATCGACTGGCTGGACGGAAACAAGAACGGCTCTGCGCCGGGCGGTGGTCAGGTCATCAACGGCATTGAGTACGACGCGATCGGTCGGATTCGCGGCTACTGGTTGTTCGGAGCGCATCCCGGTGAGGCTGTGCGCGGCTCTGTACGCTTGAGCAGTTCGTTGGTGCCGGCATCCGACATCATCCACCTCTACAACCCCGTCCGCCCCGGGCAGGGACGCGGCATTACGCGCTTCGCCCCGGTGATCGCGCGAGTGCGCGACCTGATGCTGTACGAAGACGCCGAGCTGGCGCGGAAGAACCTGGAAGCGCGGCTTGGCGTTATCGTCAGTGGCGACATCGACTCGATGTCCAACGCGGACGATGACGGCCCTTCGCAGCTCGGCTCAGATCGCGACCAGGTCACCGACCTTGGGCCACTGCCCAGCGGTGGCGTCACCCACATCACTGGTGCCACCGCCTTCCAGACTGTCGAGCCAAAGCCGGCAGGGGGATACGTCGAATACTGCAAGTTTAACGCGCACATCATCACTGCTGGCATCGGTGTCCCCTACGAGTCGGCCACCGGTGATATGCGTGAGGTGAACTTTTCCAGTGCCCGCATCCGGCAGATGGAGTTCCGTCGTGATTGCGAGCAGATGCAGTGGCTGGTGCTCGTCCCGCAGATGTGTAAGCCGATCTGGCGCTGGTTTGACGAAGCAGCTGCGCTTGGCGGTGGGGTGCGTTCCACGGGAAGCACTGCCGACTGGAGCACGCCGCGCTGGGACTACGTCAACCCCAAGCAGGACATCGAATCGGAAATCGCAGCGATGGGCGCCGGTCTCAACTCACCCAGTGAAGCGCTGCGTCGGCGTGGCTACGACCCGGATGCGGTCTACGTCGAGATGGGCAAGGACTTCAAGCGGATGAAAGAGACCGGCGCCCTCGGTCTGATGACTTTCCTTCAATCCAGTGGCGCCCGGACCGGCCTGGTCGACGCCTCACCAACCAACGAGGAATGACCATGCCCCAGCCAATCCAGGCTCCGACGCAGGACGGCACGACACGCCTCATGCCCCCGCAGTTGCGTGAGGCCGAGCTGCAGCCGACCAGCTTCGATAGCGAGGCACGCACGATCGAACTCCAGTGGACCGCCGGTACCCGAGTGCGCCGCTACGACTGGTGGAACGACACGTACTACTGGGAAGAGCTGGTAGTTGATGAGGCTGCCTGCAACATGGAGCGTCTGTCGTCTGGCGCTGCACCGGTGCTGGACAGCCATAACACCTGGGGTATCGGCTCACAGATGGGTGTGGTTGATCGCGCCTGGCTCTCCAATGGCGAAGGTCACGCCCTTATCCGTCTCTCCGGTCGCGAGGAGCTGGCCGGCGTAATCGCCGATATCGGTGCCGGAATCATTCGCAATATCTCGGTTGGTTACACCGTGCAGCGCTATGAGATCGAGCGCGCCGTCAACCCCGGCGATTTGCCGATCTACCGCGCGGTGGAGTGGACGCCGAGCGAGATCAGCTTCGTCACTGTGCCGGCAGACCCGGCAGCAGGTACCCGCAGCAATCAACCCGCACAGGGGACCCCCTGTGTATTCACCCGTAGCGCATCGTCGCAGGAGCACACCATGCCTCAGCCCGCCGCCCGCGCCGCCGAATCGGCGGTCCAGCAGGAACCCATCAACAACACCCCGGCTCCGGCAGCGCCGGCCGCAGCTCAGGCTCCGGAAGGTGACACGCGCGCAGCCGACATCGTGGAGCTGGCAGCCCGCCACGGCCAGACCGAGCATGCAGCTGGCTGGATTCGCGCTGGTCACTCGGTCGACCACGTGCGTGGCCTGATCTTGACCACGCTGGAGCAGCGCGATGCCGCTGCTGGCGGCAACATCAACCGCATCAGCGTCACCGAGGACGAGCAGGATCTGCAGCGCTCCGCTGTGACGCATGCGCTGCTGCACCGAGCCCAGGTGATCGATCCCGCAACCAAGCGGATCTTCGCGCTCACCGGTGACAATCCAGTGCGCGGCCTGACCCTGATGGACCTGGCCCGTCGTAGCCTGGAGCGCTGCGGCGTACGCACCGATGGCATGGCGAAGCTGGAGCTGGTCGGCCGCGCGTTCACGCAGAGCGGCAGTGACTTCCCGGTGCTGCTCGAAAGCACGATGCACAAGGCGCTGCAGGCGGCCTACGCCGTTGCGCCGGACACCTGGTCCCGCTGGTGCGTCACCGGCACCGTCAGTGATTTCCGCGAGCATTCGCGCTACCGCGTGGGCAGCATTGGCAACCTGGACAAGCTGACCGAGGCTGGCGAGTTCAAGAACAAGAAGATCCCGGACGGCGAGAAGGCAACCATCACCGCTGGCACCAAGGGCAACACCATCAACCTGACGCGTCAGGCGATCATCAACGACGACCTGGGTGCGTTCCTCGGCTTGGCAACCGCCTTCGGTCGTGCCGCAAAGCGGACCATTGAGGCCGACGCGTATGCGTTCCTCGCCAGCAATCCGAAGCTGGATTCCAACAAGACGCTCTTCCACGCCGACCACGGCAACATCCTGGCGGCAGCAGTGCCGAGCGTCACCTCGGTCGACGCGATGCGCGTCCAGCTGGCCCAGCAGAAGGACGTGGGCGGGAACGATGTGCTGGATCTGTCGCCGGCACTCTGGCTCGGTCCGACCAAGTACGGCAGTGCCGCGCGTGTCACCAACAAGGCCGAGTACGACCCGGACGCTGAAGGAAAGCTGCAGCGCCCGAACGCGGTGCAGGGTCTCTTCCGCGACATCGTCGACACAGCGCGCATCAAGGACGACAAGTGGTACCTGTTCGCCGATCCGAACGACTGTCCGGCCATCGAGGTCGCATTCCTTGATGGGATCACCGAACCCTTCCTGGACTACGAGGAAGGCTTCACCGTCGACGGTGTGCGCTGGAAGGCCCGCCTCGATTTCGGCATTGCCGCCCTCGACTATCGCGGCGTGCAGCGCTGCGGCTGATCCCCAACTGGAGCACTGAGAAATGGCACAGAACTTCGTATCCGATGGGGACGTGATCCCCTGGACCAACACCACCGAACAGCAGGTTGCATCGGGTCAGGCGGTTGTCGTCGGTCATCAGCTGGGGGTTGCCCTGGTCAACATCGCCGCCGGCGCGACGGGCAGCGTAGCCCTGGGCGGCGTGTTCACGCTGCCGAAGGTGCCTACGGCGGTCTTCGAGCAGGGTGAAAAGCTGGTGTGGAGCGCAAGCGCCAAGGCAGTCGACGGTAGTTCTGCGACCGCCGTGGCCGGCGACATCACCGGTGCAGCTTTCGCCTGGTCTGCCGGCTCCACCGGCCAGACGACCGCCGAAGTCCGTCTTTCGCCCGGCAACGCGACCAAGGCGTAACCGACAGGCCGGCACCGCTCACAGATGCCCGGGTGGCGTGAGCGGTGCCGGTTCTTCCACAGCGACATCGGGGGATCGCATGGGCACCACCAGCACGCCGCGCGGCGTACGCAACAACAATCCTGGCAACATCGACCGCACCAGTATGCCGTGGCAGGGTGAGGATCGTTCCGTCGCCGCTATCGCCCGCGAGCAGCGCTTCTGCGTGTTCCTGACCCCGCAGGCCGGGTTTCGCGCACTGGCGAAGACCCTGCTCACGTACCAGCGCAAGCACGGCCTGCGCACGGTGAAGGAGATCATCGGGCGCTGGGCGCCTCCGGCGGAAAACGACACTTCGGCATACGTGCAGGAAGTCGCCAAGGCGGTCGGCGTAAGCCCGAGCGAGGTCATCAGGCTGGACAACGCCGTGACCTTGGAAAGGCTCGCCACCGCGATCGCCAAGCATGAGAACGGCGGACTGTTCTGGCGACGCGAGGTGATCGCGGCCGGCATCGTTGAGGCGCTCTCGTAATGGTCGGGGGCGAGGTCAATGCGCATGCACCCTGGTGGGCGGCTGGAAGTGTAGTGGCCCTCTGGCTCCTACGTGAGACCTGGACGGTGCTCCTCTCGCGTAGGAAAGAGCGCACCGAGACGGATGCCAACGTTGATCTTCTGAACGGACTGGTCCGACGTGTGGACTCGCTGGAGAGCACCCTCACCGCAACCACAGAGAAGCTCATGGAAGAGATCAAGCTGCGCATGGCTGCTCAGGAGGAGGCGCACAGGCTGCGTCTGCGCATCATGTCACTGGAAGCGGCGATGCGAAGCGTGGGCGCGATCATCCCTCCCGAAAGTCCGGTGGTGTCGGCATGATCCGCGCCCTCATCATCGCAGTCCTTCTGCTGCTGGGTGTAATTGCTTGGCAGCGTGGCTCGGTGTCCATCGCTCACCGTGCGGCCGACAAGGCTACGTCGAGCCGTGACGTCATGGAGCGTGAGCGTGACGCCGCCCGAGCTGAGACCGATGCCGCCAACGAAACCCTGAAGGTAGAGCGTGGCAGCGCTGCTGCCGCGAACAACCTGGCGTCCAAGTACGAAAAGGAAAAGAACGATGCACAGAAGGCATCTGATCGCCTCATCGCTGATCTTCGCGCTGGCAACCAGCGCCTGCACCAGCGTTGGCAAGCGGCCGTCGCCACCGCAGACCTGTCCGCAGCCACCGCTGCCGCCAGCCAGCCTGATGGTCGAGCCGACGACCGAATTGAGAGTGCGGGCCGAGCTATTGGCGCCGCAGCCCAGTGCGACGCACAGGTGAGAGCGTTGCAGGCATATGCGCTGCTCTGCACGGGAGGTTCAAAGTGAGCGAAGTCGAGTTCCTACGGGATCTGGATGCTTCCCTGCATGCAGCATTCACCGTCGCTGGTATGGCGTCGATCGGTACGCATACGGCGATGAAGGGCGGTGCGGTGACCGCGAACGTGCGCGTCTACATCGACCGTGACGTTGAGACCATCGGAGAGCTTCGTCAGTTCGTTGCCGGTCGGGTCGAGATCGCTTACCTGCGCGCTGACGTTGAGCCAGAGCAGGGCGACCGCCTGGAAGTTGGAGCGGCAGGGGAAGGCCTCGGCGTGGAAGTGTTCGTGAACAGTAAGAAGCTCAGCGACGACGGCTCCCGCAGCCGGTGGCTGGTGAACCGTGGTTGACCTGGCCGAGCCGTTGTCCTGGCAGTTGGTGGAGTTCCTGCGCGGGCGCGTGGAGCTGATCCAGAAAAGTGCTGGCTTCCGCACCGACATCGGCACCGGTCTGATCGTCGTTGACGACAGCGAAGTTGATGAAGACTTCGATGGCCCGGCCACATTGATCTCTGTCAGGCAGCTGTCCCGTAGTGGTGGGGGAAGCGCGCAGGTTACCTCGGATGCAGCGATCACCATCGAGTTCGAAGTCCCGCGCACCAGCAACCTCGCGAATCCGCGGCTGCTTGTACACCGCGCCAGACACGACTTGATCCGCGCGCTCACGTTCAACGTGAAGGCGCTGCCCAAGGGCATTACCAGTTTCGATCTGCTTGAAACCCAGATGGCATCCCTGGAAGACGACGCAGGGCATTCCGCTGTCGTCGCTCAGATCACCGCGCGGGCTGGTCTGACCGAGACCTTTGAGCCCGTCCCCAACCCGTAGGAGAAGCACCACCATGGCACAGCCCAAGGTCCGTAAATTCGCAGGCGATCTGCGCTTCTGGGAGCACGGCGCGAACGGCGCCAGGATTCCCGTCATCCCCGAGCCCGCCGACAAGTTCGGCAATCAGCCCCTGGAGCAGTCGTCGCTGACGTTCAGCTACGAAGCCGGTGACTCGGTGGAGATCAAGAGCAAGCGCCGTGATGCGCGCTATCAGCAGATCATCCACAAGGATTCCAACCCCGGCGTCACCAGCGTTTCGATCACCGCGTTGGAAGTGCCGCCGGCCATCCTGGCCCGCATGTTGTACGGCACGTTGGTGGCAACCCAGGTTGCCGCCGGCACCGCCACCGACGCTTCCGTGACTGTGGGTAGCGTGGACACGCCGGTGAAGCTGCCGCACAACTTCCTTCTGGCCGACACCGAGCCGACTTTCAAGAAGGGGGCCGTCGACCTAGTCAAGGGCACCGATTACACCCTCGATCCGGCGCACGGCCTGCTGATTCCGAAGTCCGGCGGCCAGTTGCAAGCGGGCGATACCGTAGTGGCGAACTACAAGTACGACGCGTACCTGGAAACCGCCATCAGCGGCGGCACCACGCCGAGCAAATCCTTCCAGATCCTGGGCGACATGCAGGACCGCATCAGCGGTGACGAGGGCCTGCTGACCATCCCGAACGTCGACCTGACCGTGGACGGTGACGTGGACTGGTTCAGTGATGAGCCCATCCAGGTGACCCTGACCGGCCCGGTGATCTTCCAGGCCGGCGAGAGTGACCTGTACACCTTCAAGATCGCGGCGCAGGCAGCCGGCTGATCGCCGGGTTGACTCCAGCATGAAGAGGGCGCCAGCACGGCGCCCTCCCGATTCAAACCAGGAAGGGTGCCATGGCGTCCAATCGCAACAACAACCTGCTCAAGTTTTTCGTCAGCGGGCGCCGTGCGAAGGGCCTCCATGGCTTGACCAATCTTGCTGGTGACGTTCTCAACCGCTACGACCTGTCAGTGCAAAGGGCCTTCATCGGTCTGCGGCGACGGGCAGGCCCTGCGACCACGCAAGAGGTGCGGGGGTCCTACAACATCCGCGCGGCCGCGCTGAGGGGGAGGTACCGCGTGGAGACCGGTGAGCGCGGCTACTCGACGGGCAAGCGGGGCAGGGACGACTTCCTTTCGATCTGGGCTAGCACCCGGCAAATCTCGCTTCTCGAATTCGGCGGCCGTTGGGCTGGCAGGCGATCGGTCGGCGCAACGGCCAGCATCGGTCTCGGCGAGACCAGAACTTATGACGGAGCGTTCATCGCCACGATCAAGGGCCGAAGGGCCATTCGAGTGCGAAGTTGGGACCGCGCGACCCAGAAGCGGGCGGGGCGAGGCCCTGTTCGGATTCTTCGGGGCCCCAGCCCCTTCGAGATGCTCTCAGGCGCTGACGGCAACAGCCGGGCTCTCGCAGCTCGCAGCCGCTTGATCGAGCGTTTTCACACCACGTACCTGACTGAGTTGCGCCGCCAGTGGCGCGTCAATGGAAAGAGCAATGGCTGACCGGCTGGAAGAAGCAATCAGGGTTGTCATTGAAACCCAGGGGCGCGAAGGTGTGGATGACCTGCGCTCGGCATTTGGTGAGCTGGGTGATGTCTCGGTCGAGACGGCGGGAAAGACTTCTAAGCTGCTCGATTCTCTGACGGGCTTGACCTCGGCGGCGGCAAAGGCCGACGCATTTGAGGCGATGCTGGACCAGTTGGCCGAGCTGGAGCGGGAGTTCAACGCCAACCAGCGGGCGGCGCTTGAGCTGAGCCTCAGCATCGGTGAGATGGAGAAGCCGTCGCGCGAGGTGTTGGCGTCACAGCGCGATCTGCGCAAGGAAGGGGAGCGCCTGAAGAGGGCGCTGAACGAGCAGTGGGCCGAAGTTAGCAAGGCAGATTCGGAGTTGGCTGCGCTGGGAGTCAGTACAGCTGACCTGGCCGGCAGCCAACAGCGCCTGCGGTCCGAGGCGGCGCGTACCACTGCGGCGCTGAGCGCGCAGGCAAAAGCAGTCAGCGATGAGGCCACCGCTAACCGCCGTCGCACGCAGCAACTCGCGGAAGGCGACGCCGCGATGCGCAAGCAAGCGGAGACGACCCGCGCAGCGCAGAGGGCTCTGGCGGAGTACCGTGAGCGTGCTGACGATGCTGCTGCTGGGAGCGCGAACCTGGCCGGGGCAACTGAAGGCGCGGCAGGCTGGCTGGGTAAGCTGAAGGGCCTTGCCGCCGGCGCGATCGCGTTCGTCGGCTTGAACCGAGTGGTTGACGGCATCAAGTCGATCATCAAGGAAGGTAGTGACGCGGAGCAGGAGGTCAACCAGCTCGATGCCGCCATCCAGGCGGCTGGCCGTAGCAGTGAGTTCACTGCTGAGAAGCTGCTGCAGCTTGGTAAGCAACTGCAGACCGGCCTTTTCGATGGAGGGCAGGTCAACAGCGCGATGGTGCGCATGTTGTCCTATACCAACATCGTCGGCGATCAGTTCCCCGCCGCGATGCAGATCACCATTGACCAGGCCCAACGTCTTGGCTTGTCACTGGAGTCGTCGGCGGAGATCGTAGGCAAGGCACTGCAGACGCCATCGAAGGCGATGGAGAGTCTTAGCAAGCAAGGCTTCACCCTGTCCGACAGCCAGAAGGAGTTGATCAAGAACCTCGAGGCAACCGGTCGGGTTGCAGAGGCGCAAACCATCATCCTCGATCTTCTCACCGAGTCCTACGGTGGCGCAGCGGCGGCAGCCAAGGTCGGAACGATCGCGGGTCTCTGGAAGGAGGCCACTGATCGCTTCAAGGACTGGAAGCAGGAAGTCGCGGACCAGGGCGTGCTTGCCTACTTCAAGGATCAGCTGACGACGCTTTTGGCGACACTGGATCGTCTGGCGCAGGATGGGAGCCTTACCCGCTGGGCCAAGCAGACCTCGCAGGCCATTATCGGGATGGCGGAGGCGGTCAAGGGGGCTACGCGGTGGGTGGCTGACCATGCGCGTGTAATTGGCCTCATGGCTGCGGCCTACGCCCAGTTCAAGGTCATAGGCGCGCTGCTTCAGCTCAACGCATGGAGGGCGGCGTTGCTTGCGACCACGCGCGCGCAGCTGGCAAACAACGCTGCAGTTGCCGCCGGCAGTTCTGGCATCGGGCGCTTTGGGCTGTTGCTCAGGGGCCTGCCGAAGGCGGTTCCGATCGCGGTATCGGTGCTGGGGCTCGAGGCCGCGATGGGCGGCCTTGGCGTGCTCAAGACTGTTGCCCAAGACATCTGGAAGCAGCACGACCCTGCCCTGAAGCGAGCCGGCGAGGCGCAGCGTGCGTACATCAGCCAGGTTCGCGACTCCGCCTTGGAGCTTCGGCGCCAGGCCGTCTCGTTCATTGAGTACCGCGACGTGGTGGTTAAAACCACTGAGGAAGTCGCGCGAATGGGACAGGCTGAGCGGGAAGCCTATGCACAGCGCCTGGCAGGGCTTGAGCAGTACCTGACAGCCCAGGAGGGATTCCTGCTGATGCAGCAGAAGGCGGGCGTTGCTACCGCCGCTCAGCTGCAGGAACTTGGCCTTGTGACGCAGCAGCTGCTGGCCGTGTCTACAGGGTACGCAGGACTCTCCAAGGCAGTGAACATCGCTGCGGATGCCATGAAGAGTGGTATCGGGGGCGCGGCACAGCTGGTGGTCGAGCAGCTTCAGGGCGTGCAGAGCAATGCGCGCCTCGCCACCGACTCGATCAGCAAGATGATGGCGGGGCTCAATTTTGCTGATACGGGTAGTTTGGCCGCCGTTGGCACGGCGCTGGGTTATGTGGCGTCGCAGGGCGCTGCGGCGGAGCGCAATGTTCGGGATGGCCTTCTGGAATCACTGCGGAAGCTCTCCGGTGAGGAGTTGGCAAGGTTTCAGGCTGCATCCCAGGCGGCATTTGACGCCCTGCCTCAAAGTGCTGCCAATGCAGCCGCAGTCCTGCAGACGACGTTGCTTGCCGCGATGGAGAAGCTGGGCGTCTCCGCGTCCAGGTTGGGTGTGCAGTTCACCGGAGCCGGCCGGGACGCGATCGCCGCGTTCGGTGCCGTAACCGAGAGCGCTGTTGCCACTGGCGTTCAGATCGAAGAGGCGTTCAAGGCAGCCCTCGGGAAGGTCGCCACGCTGGACGAGGCGAGGGCCTTGGGCGCCCTGCTCGAAGCAGCGGGAACACAGGGCAAGATCGGGTTCGACGCGGCGGCGCGTTCTGCAGCGGCACTCAACGCCCGAATTCGTGACATCCAGGCATCGGTGAATCCTCTGGCCGATGAGTTCGCCCGGCTCGGCATCCAGTCGCAAGAATCCTTGAACAATGCCCGTGACTCTGCGAAGGCAGCGTTTGAGGCGATCCAACGGGGCGCTTCGCAGGGCAAGGCCAGCATTGAGGATGTCCGCCGTGCATTCGAGGCCTATGCGAGCACTGCTCGCGCAGCGGTGGCCGATAGTGATAGCTGGCGCCGGGGCCAGGTGGAGTCACAGCTCGAGGTGCAGGGGAAGATTCTTCAGACCGGGCAGCACCTGAAGGAGATGGGCGGAAGCGGAAAATCTGCAATGCAGCAGGTCCAAGCCGGCGCGCAGGAAGGTAAGCAGGCCGTGGGGCAGTTGGCTCAGGAAACGTCCCAAGCTGGCAATCAGATGGAAAACCTCGGCAATCGAGCGGAGAAGTCTGGACAGCAGATGGGCAGCGCTGGGAAGGCGGCCCAGAGCATGGCGTTCAGCATCGGCGAGGTGTCCGATGCAGCGCTCAAGGCGATGCGCAATCTAAGTGGTCCGAATCCGCTTCAACAGTTCGCGAATGCTCTAAATAGGGTCACCGCCCAGCGCAAGCAGCTGGCGGAGTACAAGAAAGAGCTTCAGGGATTGGCGGAGACCGAGGACGAGTTTGCCTCCTCCGCAAAGAGCCGATTGGAGTATCAGTACGACTTCCTCGGCAAACAGGAGGTTGCCGAGGTCGCGGCGCTGGAAGCCCAGGTGCAAAGAAAGCGCGCCGAGCAGGATCGTGCGGCCGCCGATGCGATGAAGGAGCGGCGCAGGGCCGCTCAGGCCGAGGCAGATGCTCAGGCGAAGCTCGATGCGGGGCGGATACAGGCAGGCGCCGACAAGGAACAAGTGCTGATCATCGACTGGAAAGTGCCCAGCAAGGAAGTGGTGGCCGGGGCGACCGCCCAAGAGCTCCAGCAGGCTCAGAGGATCGCGAGCCTGGTGACGCCGATGGTGCTGACTGCTGTCCAGAAAAGCCGCTCGGTTTCGGTCAGGGGGCGGCGCTGATGACCCGCATTCTGCTCGCCGGGATAGAGCTGCCGGCCGATCTCCAGTGGACCGATGAGTTCACGGCATGGAGGGTGGGGCAGCAGGTTCGAAACAGCCTCAATGGGGCAATGATCGTGCAGGAGTCCGCACGGCAGGCCGGGCGCCCCATCACGTTGCAGACAACCCGCGACGGCACCGCGTACGTCGGCGTGGTTGCCTTGCCCATCGTCCGCGCACTTCAGGCCAGTGAGAGCGAGGCGCGCATGTCGCCTCTGGAGTTGGTCATGCCTGCCCATAACGGCGGCGATCGCACCTTCCAGGTTCGGTGGCGTCGTGTCGATGGCCCAGCTATCGAGGTCGAGCCCACTCGCTTCGCCGTTCCCGCGCTGGATTCTGACCTTTTCTCAATCACTCTTCGCCTCATGACGGTGTAATCAATGCCCATTTCCGCAACCGACATCAAGCTCCGCCAGTCGCAGCGCCTCACAGACAATCCGGATGGTGGTGGCCGGATGATCCAGGCAGAGGTTCAGGACGGCGCCATGAACAATCTGTTCCCTGACATCGGCGATGAAGAGCGGACGACTGGCCGCGCCACGCTGCGCAAGATGTTCGTGCACGTGGACACTTCGAACGTTGATGTGCTGAAGGATGCTATCGGCGTCCTCATTGAACCGCCCTCTGACCCGAAGGTGACGGTGAGCATGTTCGCAACTGGGTCCTACAGTGATGTGCGTCTGGACGCCAAGAACAGGGTCGAGAGCTACATCACCCGTGGAACCGAGTCGCGGTTCATCCTGATGGGGAACCACTTCATCGGCCAGATGACGCTGCTGGTGTACACGACCGCAGATGCGCCGAGCCCTGACATCAATGACAACCTGTCGCTGTTGACGCCCGCCAGCTCGGGGCACGATGAGGGAGAGCAGTACGTGCGGGTGAAGTCGGTGCTTTCGCGCACGACCCGAACCTTCACGGACGATCAGGGTGCTTTCGAGCGGGATGTTCTTGTCATTGAGCTGGTCAATGCCCTGCTGCGGAATTTCTACGGTCAGGAAGTCGTCCGCTACACCGCGAGCAAGCCGGCCACCCGTGTCTACGACACGAACGTGGTGGATGCCAACAGCTATCACAGCGTGAAGCGCCTTACAGCTGCCGGCAAGCCTGGCGATCTCTCCGTGCTGGTGGATACGCCGTACGTTCCAATCGTACCCACTTCTACCGCTGAAACCCCAGTGAGCGACGTGCTTGCCGGTCTGGGCATGATGAGTTTCGTACCTTCCGGCGCGGCGGGAAGCCTGGCGCTCAACTTCGCGTCCAGCTTCCAGGCAGGCGTACCGGTCACCCGCTACCTCGGCACAGGAATGGCCGTCGGCAGCGTGAAGGTGGTCGCCGGGAGCGTGGAGCTGGCCGACGATGGTTCCGGATCGTTGACCTCGGTGGCGGTCACGCCTTGGGGTGGAACGGTCGACTATCAGGCGGGCGTGATCTCCGTCACCCATGCTTCTGGTGCGAGCGCCACCTCTATCAGTGTCACAGCAACCCCGGCCGGCGCGATCCCCATGCAGGGCTTTACCGATGAGATCGCGGTGACGCAGAACAACCAGGGCATGGTGTGGTTGATCCAAGCGACGCCCTTGCCTGCACCTGGAACGGTGATCGTCGACTACCGGGCCCTCGGTCGCTGGATTCGGTTGACCGATAACGGTCGGGGGCAACTTGTTGGGAAGCCGGGGCAGGGCAGTGGCACGGTCAACTATTCGACTGGCTCCATCGTGCTCACTGCAGGTGCGTTGCCCGACCTGAAAAGCAGCATCATTGCCGCGTGGGGTACGCCTGTGATCGCTGAATCCCGTGTAGGGGATGCGGCCATCCAGCCGCCGTCATTGCACTTCGTTCTCGGCGAGGGCTCGGCTGTTCCGGGCACGGTCAGCATGACCCTGCGGATCGGCGGTGCGGACGTTGCTATCACCGACAATGGATCGGGCGGCATGTTGATTGGTGGTCAGGTGCGCGGCTCGATTGCTTACTCGACGGGCGAGGTATCGCTCCGGCCTGGAACACTGCCGGATGCCGACAGCCTCCTCGCAATCACCTACGACTGGGGGCAGCCACTGCATGCTGCGCCCCAACCGGTCCCGGACGCGTCTGGCGTCGTCTCCTTCACCCTGCCGCAGGGCCCTGTGCGCGCCGGCTCCGTTCTGCTCGATTGGTTGGTCAGCGTTAGCCGTGACCGGGATGACCTGACCTCTGCACCTCAGCCGATGCGCGTTATCGCCAAGGACGATGGGAACGGCAACATCGTGGCCGTATCGGTAGGCGACACTGCGTCCACGACGGTACTCGGTTCCGTGAACTACAGCACCGGGGCGGTGTCCGTTCAGGCGGGAAAGTTCATGGTGCGCCAGGTTTCCTACCCACAATACGAGAACAGGTCCGGGCGGCTCAGGGTTGTAGGGTACGGCCGACTGGACGTGCTTTCACAGTTCTCGGCAGGCACGATCATGTCTGCGGCGTGGCTGCTTGCAGGGGACAGTTCGCAGCAGGCGCAGGAATCATTGCCGCTGCCAGCCATGCAGCTGCAGCTGACACCGACCATCAGTGATAGCGTTGTGCCCGGCAGCGTTCGCTTTGGCTTCCGTGGTAGGACCTACATCGACCGGAGCGGTGGGCTGTACCACAGCGTCGACCCGCAGACTGGCGCCGGTGTGTACGCCGGCACGGTGGATTACACATCGGGCATCGTCAACCTGGCCCAGTGGCAGCCAGGTGGCGGCAACACCGTACAGGTGCTTTCGCTGCTGACCCGGATCGCTGACCCGGGCGTGGCCTTCTCGTTCTTCCGCGCGCCAGGCTCACCGCTTCGGCCGGGAATGTTCACGCTACGGGCCAACCGCCTGGACGGCGAGCTGCTGACGGCGACAGCCGATATCAACGGTGATATCGCCAGCGCCGAGATCCGCGGCCACGTGGATTGGGAGAGCGGCGTGGCAAAGGTGAAGTTCGGACAGTTGGTACCGGTCGCAGGTAATGAAGGCCAACCGTGGTTTGATCCCGGTCAAGTGGAGGGCGACCAGGTCTGGCGCCCGGCGCTCGTGCTTGCCGGCTCTATCTACATGGGGGCGGTGGTCTACAGGTCCATTCCGCTCTCCGAAGTGGTTATCGGCTTGTCGTCGGTCCGCCTGCCGAGCGACGGACGTGTGCCGGCATTCAAGCCGGGTCAAACGGTGTTGATCCATCACACGGCCAAGCACAGCATCACATTGCCGCAGGCGGGCCAGGTCGTGCCTTTCGGCCGCATGCGAATCGCCGGTGTCGAAGTCAGGGATTCCAAGGGGGCTCCGGTCGATAGTGCTTGGTATGTCGTGGATCTCGCCCTGGGTCGGCTGACCTTCAGCGACCCGCTAAACCTTTCTGCCTACACCCTGCCTATCGTGATCAGCGAGCGGGTCGAGGACCGCCGGCTGGTTGTGCAGCCTCAGATCACGGGGGAGATCGAGATCAATAGTGGGCTTACGCATGACTTCCCTGCAGGGGAGGCGATGATCAGTGCTGCGCTACGGCTTGGCGAGGCCAACGGATCACTCGATCTGCAGGCACGCACGGTGAACCTGTTCGACCAGGCAGCCTGGACTGGTGTGTGGAGCGACCTGCTGATCGGCAGCGCCGCACCTGGCACGTTCAACGACACCGACTATCCGCTGGTGGTGACCAATGCTGATGCCATTACCGAACGGTGGGCGATTCGCTTCAACAGCTCTACGACATTCGAAGTGATGGGGGAGACGGTCGGCACCATCACGGCAGGGGCGGTCACCGCCGATTGCGCACCTGTCAATCCGCGCACGGGGCGTCCCTACTTCACGATCCCTCGAGCTGGCTGGGGCTCCGGGTGGTCTACCAACAATGTGGTTCGCTTCAACACAGTCGGCGGCTTGGCACCGATCTGGTTGGTACGGACCACGCTCCCAGGTACGCCTGAAAGCGTCGTGGATTCGACTCGCTTCCAGGTCATTGGCAACGTCGCAGGAGGTCAAGCATGAGTCTCGTTCCAACTATTTATCGAAGCACCGATCCAGGCGCTCCGCTGCTTTCAGGTGTGCCGGGCGCACTGATCGCGCTGCTCGATGCCGTCCTGGTTGATGGCTATGGCATCGGCGCGGGCAGAAAGGATGGTTTGGGGTGGACGAAGGGGTTTGGTGGCGTAAACATTCGTGCCTACCAGAACTCGCAAGTGTCCGGCACCGGTTACTTTCTGAGGGTCGATGACACTGCCGCAAGATCGGCATTGCTGCGTGGCTACTCGTCCATGAGCGACTTGAACACGGGGGAAGACGCGACACCCTCGCCATCGCTCAAAGCGATTGGATCAATGTGGGAGAAGTCCAACGTAGCGAGCGGCGCATTGCGTCATTGGATAGCTATCGGTACGGAGCGGTTCTTCTACCTATTCGTTGACACAGGCGGAAACTACGGAACCCAAGGGTACGCAGGAACGCATGGTCACTACGCTGGTGACATCACATCGATGAAGCCCGGTGATCGACATCATTTTGTTGTTTCCTACAAGGGCGGCGACAGCGAGGGAAGCAGTAACGTCGGGTATGGATTCAAGGCTCGGCCGTGGTCTGATTTCGGAAATGCGGATTCTCATACGGCGGCCTTTATTGGACGCTCAATGTCTGGGATTCCAGGTTCGATGCGATCCTTTGTCTCTGCTGCAGCCGCTACTGTAAACACCACGTTGGGGAACCAGTCCAACTACCCAACCTATCCGTACATTGGAAACGGCGGCCTGCTCTATTCGACCGTGGATGTCTTGGAATCAGTAATGCAGCCGCGTGGCTTCTTGCCTGGCATCTACGCACCTATCCACCGACGGCCTTTCCCAGAGCTGACCCTTGTATCCGACGTGGATGGGCTGCCTGTCGGTACTCAGTTGCTGGCGAAGTGCGTCACCGCTGACAGTTTCACGCCCGGCTTCAATGAAACTTACACGGGCCAGATTCTCATCGACATCACGAACGCGTGGGGATGACCGTGGGAATCCCGTCAACCCGATACGGTGCAAATTACGCTAGGGTCACCTGGAACGTTCCGCGTGCGGCAGTGCGGATCGGTGTTCGCAGCTCGTCCGGCCAAGCGTGGGCGGGGCCCGGCTATCTCGCCGGTGAGGCGCCGAAGACGAACGATCCCGCTGAGCCAGACGGTAGGCTTCGCATTCTGAATGAGCCCGCCCAGGGCCGCATCCTGGTCTTTGAGCGTGGTAGCGGTCTCTGCGTGGCGTCCACGATGAGCCGGGCCGACGGCACGTGGAGAGTCGATCGTCTCCACCCGGCATTCCGTTTCACGGTCGTCGGCTTCGATGACCTGGGTCGGCAGAATGCCGCGATCCAGGACTGGATTGCGCCGGCGGCGCGTGAGTAGCGAATGGACAAGCTCGGCAACAGGGTAGTGCTGAACCTGGGCCCGCCTGCTACGGCTGGCGGTGCGTTGGTCGGCCTAAATCTTGGCGTCGATTGGTGGTCGGAGGAGCCGCCGGAACCCGAGCGCGCCTACCTTCATACCAGTGCGTCGCTCTCATGGTCGGTGGCTCGCCCGCGCACAGCCATGATTCTGGTTGGTTGGGGTGGAGCAGACACTGCGTCGATTGTGACCTCTTCCGCTTGGCGTGGCGCTCAGCGCTTGGAGGGGAACGCCATCGCCACAGGGTGGGGTCTTACTCCCCTGCTGAGCCGTGAAGGCACTCTGCGGTGGAGGACTTCGCAGGGGGTCCTTCGGAAGTCGAATGCCCAACCCTGGCGGTCCATGGGCTCCCAGAGCGTGTCGCTGCTATCCCGGTGGACCCGGCCAAGCCTCTTGGGCAGGTACAGCGCTTTGCACTGGTCGTCGCAGGCGCAGGTGAGCGTATCGATGGGGGCGCGTTGGCTTTCGAGCAGTTCTGCGCGGAACCAATGGCAGGGGAGCTGGAGGTGCGGCGAACGTTTGCCCAGGTCTTGGCGGCTTCGCTGGGGGAGTGCAGCCAAGCTTCCATGGATCGTTCGGCCTCCAATTCCCCCCGATCCTGATCCCGAGCCTGGTTGGCCGGCCGGCAACATGGTCGGGCTGAATCTTGGCTGCCCCGTGGTCGGTGGCTTCGGGGTGGTTCCACTCAATCTCGGCGTTGTCGCGTGCTACGCGGTGCGCCCGCAACGAAGGACGTATGTCGTGATTAATACCGTTTCATTCGTACGGCTGCCGGACCGTATGCCGATCGAAGTAACAAGAATCACCCTGCAATCGGGCCGGAGCGCGTGGGGCTGGACGTTCGACTTTGAGCTTGCCGATCCGGCACAGCTTGATCTCCTGAAACCCACGGCGGCGGGCCCGCGCCAGTTCGAGGTTGTGCTCAACGGCCATGTCTGGACTGGGATTGTGGAGAGCTATCAGAAGCAGCGCGAGTTCGCGGATGGGGCGGTGCGCCTCAGTGGCCGGTCGCGCACCGCGCTTCTCGCTGCGCCCTACGCGCCAGCGCGGGTGAAGGTCACCGGTGACGACCGGAGCGTGTCGCAACTGGTGGCGGAGGAGCTTGCCGATACGGGATTCACTAGCCAGTACGGGACTGTCGACTGGATCGTTCCTGCCGGTGCTTGGTTCTACGACGCGAACACGCCTCTCGATGCCATCAGTGGCCTGGCTGGGGCAAGTGGCGCGGTGGTGCAGTCCGACCCAGCGCAGCCGATGTTGCGGGTCCGGGCCAGCTATCCGGTCAGCCCGTGGCTTTGGCGGGACTCACCTCCTGACCACGTTGTGCAAGAGGACATTGTTCTTACCGAGAGCCTCCAGATGCGCAGCGCGCCACTGTACGATGCGGTGGTGGTCACCGGTGAGCTGCCGGGGAAGGGCATCACCTGCAAAGTGCGCAAGGACGGTGAGGCAGGTCAGCTGTTCGCGCAGCAGGTCAGCAGCCCGCTGATCAATGTTGCCGCTGCTGCCGCCGAGCGCGGTCGGAACATCCTCAGTGATCGCGGTGAGCAAGCCGCCGTCGACCTCACTATGCCGCTGTTTCCCAAGCCGCTTAAGCCAGGCGAGATCGGCCCTATCATGCCGTTGGATCTGGTGGAGGTCGTTGGCGCAGCGGGGCGGTGGCACGGGCAGTGCGAGTCGCTGCGCGTTGATGTTGTGATCGATCAACAGGCAGTTGTGATCGAGCACGCCGCAGCCCTCGAAAGGCACTACAACGATGCGAACTGACCTTCGGGATCAATTCGGCGAACTGGTCAGCAGCAATCCTCGATTGCTGGCGACCGTCACCGCGCACAACAGTGATGGCACCAGCACGCTGACGACCTATGACGGTGTACAGATGCGAGCGTTCGGCCAGCTGCAGCAGACCATCCCATACAACGTCTGGGTTCGCGGTGGTCGATTGGTCGAAGCGGCTCCGAATCTTCCGGTGATGGAAGTCACCATCTAGCAAGACAGGGCGCTGCCCAGATGCCTGCAAGCATCCAGGCAGCGCCGCAACACAGGTGGTCTCAGCACCTGGCATTGGCCGTGGCCCCGTCGCCCTCGCGAGAGCGGCGGGATTGTCGGCTTCCTCTATCGCAAATACTGAGAAACCATGCCCAAGCCCATCATTTCCTGGCCGGGCGGCAAGCGCCGCCTGCTGAAGCACCTCTATCCGCACTTCCCAACCCACGACTGCTACGTCGAGGCATTTGCCGGCGGCGCCGCGTCGCTGCTGATGCGGCCATACCCGGCCCAGATGGAGGTGCTCAACGACATCAACGGCGAGCTGGTGTCCCTGTACCGCTGCGTGCGCCATCACTTGGACGAGTTCGTGCGCATGTTCCGGTGGTCGCTGGTGTCGCGGCAAATGTTCGAGTGGGCGCAGATGGAGCGGCCGGAGACATTGACCGATATTCAGCGCGCAGCGCGCTTCTACTACCTGCAGAAGCTCGCCTTCGGGGGCAAGGTGCAGGGGCAGTCGTTTGGTGTCGTGACTGCCGGCGGTCCACGATTGAACCTTCTTCGAATCGAGGAGGAGTTGAGTGCTGTGCATCTCCGCCTGGCGAACACCGTGATCGAGTGCCTGCCGTGGCAGGAGTGCGTGCGGCGCTACGATCGGCCGGGGACGCTGTTCTACCTCGATCCGCCGTATTGGGAAACAGAGGGGTATGGCGTCGAATTCCCCTTCGCGGAGTACGAGGCCATGGCGGATCTGATGCGCGCCTCGGCTGGGCGCTTTGTGGTCTCGATCAATGACCACCCCCAGATCCGCGAAGTGTTCGCCGGCTTCGACCTGGTGCCGCTGCAGCTTGACTACACCATCGGCGGCGGGCAGGGCAGAGGGCGGAAGTTCGGGGAGTTGATCATCAAAAGCTGGGACGACAGCCAGGCCACCCTGTTGTAGGCATCACGCAATCTGCTGGAGCAGGTCTTCGCGATTGTTTCGTGGCGTGTTGACTGCGCGGCTGACCCTGTACGCCTCCATGGATGGAGGCGAGCTTGCCAGCAGCATCGCCATAGCGTCGTCGGGGCTGGCCGCCATCCAGTCATCGATCTGGTCAACCTGGAGCCAGACTGGCATGCGGTCGTGGATGTCGGCCGAGACGCCGCTGCTGTCGCCGGTGATGATGGTGAAGGTGCCCAGGTTTCCGTCTGGCAGCAGCGGGCTGGTGTCCTCCCACAGGCCGGCGGCAAGCAGCGGCCCGGTGGCGTGGATGAACCACGGGTCTTTCTTCCCGTCCTCGGGGCTGACCGACCACTCGTAGTAGCCGGCCATCGGTATCACGCAGCGGCGCTTCTTGAACGCGGTTCGGAAGGCGGGCTTGGTGGCCACCGTCTCGATCCGGGCGTTGATGGTCGATCCCTGCAGGCCCTTGGCCTTGGCCCAGAAAGGCAGCAGGCCCCAGGCCAGGCGCGTGACCTGCCGGCCTTCGCCCCGGTCCAGGATCACCGACGCTCGCTGCGTCGGCGCCAGGTTGTAGCTGGGGTGGATCTCGGCCAGGCCGGGGGAAAGGTCAGCCAGCCCCGGCTGGCCGAAGTCGATCACGGGTAGCTGGACGAATCGGCCGCACATGGCCGGAGGGTAGCCCGGCCGGCTGTGCCCGGGGCGTGTAGGGACAGCCCGACCCGACAGGGCGAGGTTGCCCGATGGTGTCAGCGGGGCAGGGCGGGCATTCTGACCTTGCCGGATCCGGGGCCGCAGGCAGCTCAACCCGGGGGCGCGTGAGCAGCGCCGTGCCGGCACCGATCCCGAACGATTCAGCCATGTGGTCCCTGCGTTCGCAGGATCTGCGACGGCCGGTCGTATCCTCCCGGCCATGCGCTCCTCCCACGGCTTCCGCACCGCCCCAATTCCCTCTGGCTGGGTCCAGACCGGCGAACGCTGGGCGCTCTGGTACAACGGCCGCGAGACGGCCAGCGTCACTCCTGACGGCGGCCCTGGGGTGCGCCTGTGGATGGAAGGTCAGAAGATGTGGCACACCAAGGAGGCGCGCGCCGCCAACATCCGGCAGGCGAAGCGCTACGCCGAGCGCTGGTGTGCGGCCAGGCTGTATCCCGGCCTACCTCTACGCGAGGCCGTGGCGCGTCTGACAGACAGCACCCCGATCCAGCCGCCGCCGCCACTTCCTGGTCTGCCGCCGACCCGCGAGCAGCAGCAACAGGCCCGGCGCTTGGCCGAGGCCGGGGCGAAGGAGGTGGAGCGCATCAAGGCAGCGCTGGAGCCGCGTAAGCCTCCGGCCGAGACGAAACCCCGTCCGAGGGATGCGCGTAAGGCATGGGTGAGGGCAGGGCTGCGCGATCTACGTGGTTGGTGAGCGGAGAGGGTTCCCGAATACACGGGAGCTGCCCATTGCGAGACTAGGGGCCTGTTCGCAGGCCTCCTGAATTGAACTCAATCTAAGCTGTTGACTACAATGCACAGTACGCCAGCCTTCTAAGCCGGCGGTTACAGGTTCGATTCCTGTCGGG